GAACGCTCACGCTCGCATCACTCAACTTTGCGGGCTCGCAGAAAAAGGAAAGATTGCTCCCCTCATTATGGTGGACAACGAAAAGATTAAAAAGCTTTATCCCAAGCTCACAGTCAAAAAGTTCTGGACAACCATCAATAATACTGTTGCCGGATTGTTCCATGTGTTTAATGTCCTTGCAAATAAAGACTCAGAATATACAACCTTTGATGCTACAGATTATGATAGCATCATGCGTCAGCCTGGCTGTATGATTATGGGCGTTACCAGTGTCAAGGACGTTGATAGCGAGACTGCCATTTCTAATGCCCTTAAGAAAAATCTTGAGAAGACTTTGTTGGCCGAGGGGTTCGACCTTACAACGGCTACCGGTGCGGCGTGCATTGTAGTAGGGGGAGAAGTTCTATTTGAGGAAACCGTTGGCTTAATGGATAGCATTGAGTTTGGTTTCGACACTCTTGCTGCCTTGACTGGTGGGGCGATTATCCACCGGGGAATTTACGAAGACGACAAGAGGGATAAGCTCGTTACCTATACGCTGGTAAGCGGGCTGAAACGCCCAGCTAAACGCATCGAGGGACTGAAAAAGTTCTTGAAGTAGCATGGGGAAAACTAAAACAGGAGAAAAAAGACTCGTAATGTTCACTGGTGTACAAGATCTTTTTCCGTCTCAAACGGAGATTGTATCAGAAGAAGAGTGGCGCAAAAAAGATGAACTATGGGATCCAATAAAGGAAAGAACATTTATAGAGACAGGGACTTTTTACGGACATGGAGTGATGGCGGCTTTGTTGCGAGGGTGCTCCAGAATTCACTCTATAGAAATTAATCCTGAATTTTTTACGGCCACTCGGAATAGGGTGATGTATTTAGCGATGCTCAATAAGGATTTTGTAGACTTCGAGATTTACAGCGACCTCAACTTTTTTTCCATAGTTTTTGGGAAGTCAGTGCAGGTGAATTTATATCTTGGCGACACGATTGAAGTTCTTCCCCTTATCCTTAAAAAAATCGATGAGCCTGCTTTTTTCTGGTTAGATGCTCACTGGTCGGGCGACGAGACTAAAATAGAAGGTGTTCTTAGTGAAGAAAGTTCGGCGGAGATTAAGTGCCCAATAGCTAAGGAATTATCTATTATAAAAGAGCACTCCATAAAAAACCACACTATTGCGATAGATGATTATAACACGGTTTGTCAGACTGTAGGTTCGTTCGAAAACCTTAAAAAAGAGATATTAAAAATCAATAGCGACTACACAATAAAAACTAAAGATAAACCGAGTATGGATGATAAAATCATCATCGCTGGAACAAATTAAAGGAAGCAACAATATGAAAAAGTTTTGGAAGTAACATGGAGAAAGTAGTTCTACTTACCCTTCTCTTTTCATTCAACACCACTGCGGCAGAAGTAGTCACATTTGAACCTCGCCCAGCGGCTGTGGAGCAAGAGGGAAATACTTATGTGGGCATACTCATAAGTGAAGAGGGTTTCCGCAAAATGCTTCAAAAAAAGATAGATGCTAATGCTATCTTAGCCGAGTGTTCAGTAGATAAAAAAGTATGCACCCAGATGCAAGAGACATACAAGGTGTCCATCACCAAGTTGGAAGACCAACTCAAGAAAAACAACTCGTGGTTTGACAAAAATCGGGGAACTCTTGGAGTTGTCACCGGTTTGGTGATTGGGGTGGGGATGTCGATTGGTATTGTTCATGCAGTTTATCAGCGATGACTAAGAAGGATTATAATTATGTGGCGGCTGTGGAGAAGGCCATAACCCAGAAATATGGCAGGAGTGCTGCTCAAGATTTTAGGGGTGAGTGGCACCCAGTGAAGGAAAAAGAGTATTTAGCTCAACTAAAGACAGCTAACTTAAAGTCTCACCAGCGTTGCCGGCGAGTAAGTTTTGACACTAGAACCTGTCCTGTTTGCAAAACATACTCATTTTCCGGAAAGGACGACCTATATATGAATAGATTTGTCTGTTGTCGTCGATGCTATATTGATTTTGTCGAGGGATCAGAAGAACAGTGGAAAAAAGGTTGGCGGCCGTCTTGGGACGAAGTAGCGGCGTCCCTTACAAGGAGAAAAAATAATGGCTAGCATTTTAGATGTCGTAAGAGGATTGAGTCAGGTCGCATCAAGCGCCTACGATGGTTATGAACACTTAGACACCAAAATCGGACTCAAGAGGGAAAAGGGAAACCCCATTGTGGATAGCCGCTTGGTCGATGGTTTTGCTGTTCGTTTTGCTGGAGATAAGATGATCCTCACTTATCAGAGTGACATTCAACTTAAAGAACTTCACCCCCGAGCGCAGTTTGAAAACGAGATTAGTCGAACATTGGCTGACGTGGTAAAGTTCCTCAAGAAAGAATATAAAAAACTGACCAAAGAGAGCGTCTCTCTGAGTGCAGTCGGGGAGCCGGATATTCTTGTCCAAAGCACTTCTCGCATTCGCTCTTGGGTCCAGGCAACACAACAATATAAGATTGGTGGACTGGACTCGGTTGAGCCCACGGGCAAATCTTCGGATGAAAAGCTTAGTGATAACATTAAGCTTTTCATGAAGACCACTTCTGGGAAGGCTACTGGGCCTAAGAATGATACTCGTAAGAAACAAGGGTATGATGATCGTGAAGATGAATCCTTAGGTATGCGAACGGGGAAAGAAAGCTCGAAAAAACAAAGTGACAAAGCCCGCCGTGAAGATTCTTATGGCAAGTGGGGCACACGGGACAAAAAGAAAAAGTAATTTTTTCTAGACAGCCGACCTTATGCAGTTGACTAAAAAAGAAATAATGTCCGAGGTCGTCCGTTCAGGTAAAGATCCGGTTTATTTTTCTAATCGCCACGCTCAAATTTCTCACCCGCTTCATGGACTGATCCCGTTTGACATGTATGGGTTCCAGGAGGACGCCCTAAGGGACTTCAAGAAGCATCGCTTTAATGTTATTCTTAAAGCCCGGCAGCTTGGTATATCTACCACGGTGGCGGCTTATGTGTGTTGGCTGATGCTGTTTCATCGGGACAAAAGTATATTAGTGGTCGCCACTAAGCTCGGCACCGCCGCCAACTTGGTTAAAAAGTCCAAAGCTATTTATAAGAATTTGCCATCGTGGCTGAAGATTGCGACAATTGAGATTGACAACAGAAATTCATTCGAGTTATCCAACGGCTCAGTGGTGAAGGCGTCTTCGACGTCTGGGGATGCAGGGCGCTCTGAAGCTTTGTCTCTGTTGGTGGTGGATGAAGCGGCAATTGTCGAAGGGTTGGATGAGATGTGGGCTGGTTTATATCCCACGCTTTCAACGGGTGGAACCTGTATCGCCTTAAGCACTCCTTACGGCGTGGGGAACTGGTTCCACAAAACTTACATCGAGGCTGAAGAAGGAAAGAATGATTTTAATCCAATTAAGTTGCCCTGGCAGGTGCATCCTGAGCGGGATGAAGCGTGGTTTAAGAAAGAGACCCGCAACATGTCGAAAAGAGAGATTGCCCAAGAGCTTGAGTGTAATTTCAATGCTTCCGGGGAAACAGTTATTCATGGCGATGATTTAAATGCCATATTGGACGGCGTGACGGACCCACGGCACATGACGGGCTTTGACCGTAATTACTGGATTTGGGGGGAGCCCCAACCCGAGAGGGATTATTTGGCCGTGGCAGATGTTGCCCGAGGAGATGGGTCGGATTACAGCGTATGTCAGATAATAGATATTCACACGATGGAGCAAGTGGCGGAATACCAAGGAAAAATTACCCCCGATCGGTTTGCTCCCCTTTTATACTCGATGGCGAGCGAATATAACGATGCGCTTCTTGTAATCGAGAACAATTCTTTCGGGATAGGAGTCCTCAGTCGGCTAGAGGAATTAGATTATAAAAACCTCTATTATAGTATTCGCTCCACACATGAATATGTTAACCAGGCCACTGCTGAAGCCATGGGGGGTGTTGCCGGCTTTACTATGTCTATGAAAACTCGACCTCTTGTTATAGCAAAATTTGAAGAATTCGTTAGGAATAAACTAATTACTATTAATTCTAAGCGGCTGGCTAACGAGATCAAAACATTTATCTGGTATAACGGTCGCCCGCAGGGCATGAGGGGGTATAACGACGATCTTGTGATAGCTACAGCTATTGGGTGCTGGGTAAGAGATATCGCCCTAACTGTAAATAAACGAGAAACTACCTATAAAAAGGCAATGATAAATAGTATGATAGTGAGCAGCAAAACTTTTAACACCAACATTGAAGGAATGCAAGGGTATGTTCCGCCAAAAGGGCCTCAAAAGACATTTAAGGGCAAAGATGGCAGGACACATGATCTTTCGTGGATAATTAAGGGCTAAAAAATGGCAGACAATAACGACAATAACGTAAATAAAAATCCACGCAATGCGCAATCAACGCTTTTCAAGCGCCTTACTCGATTGTTCAGTGGACCGTTGGTTAATTATAACCAGCCGAATGTAACGAGGACAAATCCTCGCACCGTCAAAAAATATACCTTCAAGACTGCCACGGGCAAAGAGTTCCAGAAGAAAGAATATTATAATCCTTTTTCGGCAATTCAAAATAAAACCTTAATGAACCGGGATAAGCAATATCGCTACACCGATTTTGATCAAATGGAGTATACACCCGAACTTGCGTCGGCCTTGGATGTATATGCGGATGAGATCAGCACCTCTTCCGATCTAAACCCCCTCATTCATATCGATTGTCATAATCGAGAAATTAAAGAAATTCTTCATACGCTATTGTATAGTGTATTGAACGTCGAGTCTAATCTTTTTGCATGGTCTAGAAGCATGTGCAAATACGGGGACTATTATCTTTACTTGGATATTGACGACACTTTGGGCATTACTAATGTTATTCCCCTCCCTGTCCGAGAGATAGAGAGACTGGAGGGGAAAGATGAAACTAACCCCAACTACATTCAATATTTTTGGGTGGGCGCTAACGACCCAGGCGTGACTTTTGAGAATTGGCAGATTGCCCACTTCCGAGTCCTGGGTAACGACAAGTATGTCCCTTATGGCACTTCGGTTCTAGAGTCGGCTCGCCGCATCTGGCGGCAGTTAATCCTTTTGGAAGATGCGATGATGGCTTATCGCATTGTTCGGTCACCCGAGCGCCGAGTATTTTATATAGATGTGGGGAACATTCCAGCAGAAGATGTCGAACAATACATTCAACAAGTTCAGACGCAGATGAAACGCAACCAGATAGTTGATGACGACACGGGGCGAGTTGATTTGCGGTATAATGCCATGAGTATAGATGAGGATTATTATATCCCCGTCCGTGCTGGAAATAATTCTCGCATTGAAACCCTAGCGGGGGGACAGTTTACAGGCGATATCGACGACGTCAATTATCTGAGAGATAAGCTATTTTCCGCCATCAAGATTCCTAAAGCGTATCTTGCTCAGACTGATTCTATGGAAGATCAGACTACTTTGGCCCAGAAGGATATTCGCTTCGCCAGAACCATCCAGAGACTTCAGCGGGTGGTCCTGGCTGAACTTCAAAAGATGTGTGTTATCCATCTTTATACCTTGGGGTATCGCAATGATGACCTCATTTCTTTCAATCTTTCCTTGAATAATCCGAGCAAGATTGCCGAACTACAAGAACTAGAGCACCTTCGCACCAAGTTTGACATTGCGGGTGCGGCTACCGAAGGGCTTTTTTCTCGCCGCTGGATATACAAGCACATCTTTAAGATAGATGACGATGAGGTTCTACGCATTCAGTCAGATCAACACTCCGATGCAAAACATACTGCCACCCTAGAGGCACAAACGACTGCCATCGGCGAAGGTGGTGATGCGGGCGGCTTAGA